CAGTTATTTAATTAATTAATTAAATAACTGTTAGTCAAAAAATATTTCAAAAAATAACTGTCAAAAATAATAAATAACAGTTAGTTTTTATAGACTTATTCACATTTTTTAAGGACTATGTGAATAACTAACCGTTAGTTTTTCACACTTATTTTTTGCATTATGTGAATAACTTTTATAAAATTTGTTTTTAAGCTTTATTATGTTAAACTTCATTTGCAAAAAGGTTTCTTTAATCATTTGCAATAAGAGAGTAAAATTATTTTATATACATACTATTATATTATTATACTTTTTATTATTTCCAACTATATAGGCTTTTAACTATTTTTATAATACTATAATACTATACATACTATTATAATAATTTAAGGTTAGTTAATGTATAATTTCAACAGTTAGCAAGAAAAAAACAAAACAAAGGAATTACAATGGTTAAGAATACAGCCTTTACTAAGTTAATGAGTGGAGATAAGGTTAGAGCCTCTACATGGGATAAAGATAGATTTATCACAATGAATAAAGAGGGTCAAATAGTTGATAATGAAAATAATATCTTTAATATGATGACTGCTAAAGAAAAGAAGTGGGATTTATATGTAGAACCAAAGAGTGAAGCAACACTCACAGACAATACAGAAGTTTTAAACCTTATTAAAGAGCTTATGGCTGAAGTTAAAGAGCTTAAAGAAGCGAAAGGCAATACAGAAGCCGTTTGTGATATTGATAGCGATGATATAGCCTCTCATGTAGCCGATGAGGTTATAGATGCAGTTGAGCAAAAAGTAACTCAGGCTATAAAAGATAATGTTCCTCAGGAAGAGAGAACACATGAGGATATTGTTAAAATATTTTATGGTGTTTCAGCATTAAAAGAAGTTAGAGAGCTTTTTAAACAAGACTTACTTAAATGTGAAGATAAAAGAGATATTGCACTAACAGTTACCAAGTATCTACCATATTGCTGGATGGGTGCAAGAAGTATTAAAACTGTAGCTCGTTATTATGCAGACATGAGAAATGTAATCAAAGATGTAAATGACAACTTTCAAGATTATGCACTGGAGCTTTTTTCAGTTCCTCAAGATGTTTATGAACGAATTAAAAAAGCAGATACTAAAAAAGTACTTGATAAGCTAGAAGCAGACAAAGAGACTTTTGAAGTGAAAGATATTGAAAGCACTATATCAAGCCTAAAAGAAACAGTTAAAAAAGCTTTAGAGCTTGGTTCTGAGGTAACTATTGAACAATGGAAAGCTAACGGCTTACCAATCTCTAAACAACAAACAGTTGATAGAGCTAGAGCTTACTTATTCGCTACTTATATAGCTTTTGTTACAGGTCGCAGAATTACTGAAATTTTAAAAACTCTATCTCTTGTAAAAAAAGAGGGTGGATGGTATTACAAGGGCATAATGAAAAAAGGCTCTGAGGGTGTTGAAATAAAAGCTTATAGCTTAGATAGTGACTACGAACTGTTATCTAAACTTTTTAAACAACTTAGAGAAGATATAGACACTTCAAATATGACAAACCAAGAAGTAAACAGTAAATTTAATCATATTTTCAATAGAGCAATGAAAAATATTACAGGGCTTAAATACACTTACCACGACTTAAGAGAGATATTCGCTGAAATAGCTTATATTGAATACGGTAAGAAAAACGGCTCTGATAGAGAGAAAGAGGACTTTATCTCTGATATTTTAGGGCATGAAATAAACAAAGATAGATTAGTATCAGCTAACCACTACATGACAAAAGAGGGAAAATAGCATGAGAATATCAGTAATTACAACGGATGGAGGAGCTGGTAAAACGGCTCTATCATTTGCACTTGCTAAAGAACTCAACTATTACCTACTCAGCAATGATGATAGTGTGATAGAAGCCGTTTATAAAGATATGGCACAAATCACAAAAGAGCTTCCAATTATAGAAGATGTAGTTTATGACTTCGGTGGCTTTGTTGATGCAGGAGTGCTTGATATTATCAAACATAGCGATATTGTAATAGTACCTTGCATTAATGACTTAAACTCAAAAATGAAAGCTATCAAAACAATAAACGAGCTTAAAAAATATAATAATCGTTTTTTAGTTGTAGCAACTAGACTTGAAACACAACAAGATTTTAAAGAGATAAAAGCAGATATACGAGAGCAGTTCCAAGATATAGAGGTGCTACCACTTCGCAAAACAAAAATGCTAAAAAATGGTTTAGAGTATGGAATGAGTCCACTTGAACTTATAGCTGAAAGCAAACAAATAGCTTATGCTGGTCGTAACTTCATTCCAGAGTATAAAGAGATTCTAAAATATGTTTTAGATAATGAAGCTCTTTATATTGAGCTACTAGAAGAAAAATCAAGAGGAGATAAAAATGATTAAAAAAGATAAACCAAAAATAGGCGACTTAGTTTCAAAAGTAGAAGTGTCTCACTCTTTTGAGGGGGCAGATGCAAAAGAAGCCGAGCATAAAGAACTAAAAGAGATAGTAGAAGCAAAAAATGGAGAAAAAAAAGCTGGTCGAAAGATGAAAGGGAAAAGCAAAGCTGCACACAAAATAGCTTTTTATGTAAACGATGAGGAACTAGAATATTTAGAAAGCTTAACAAATAGAAAAGAACGAACTCCAAATGCTGTTTCTAAAAAGATTTTAATCTCTCATATAGAGTTGCACTTAAATAAATAATTTTTTTTAAACAACTCTTGACATTTTAAATATATCGTACTATAATACGGTATATTTAAAAAAGAATAACACAGGATTCAAGATGAAAAAAATTATAGAAGAACTACAAAAAAGATTAACAGAAGATTGTACTTACTTTAATATATTTGATAATAATGGAAATGAAGTTAAATCAGAATTAGAAATATTGAATTTAAAAATAGATGCAATCGTAAGTTTTGAAGTAAAAGATAGAAATTACAAAGTATCAAAAATAAAAAAAATCTATCCAATTCAAAATAAAAGAATTTATTATGCAGAAATTTGTGAAATAGAAATATTTATAAATGACAGTAGTGAGTTTATATTTGTATATGCAGAGTTAAAAGATAATGAAGATAACACAACAAGTGTTAAAAGTTGGAAAATTTCTCAAGATAGATATTAACATGACACATTTCAACAACACAACAGGAAAAAACAAAGGCAAGTTACAACTTACAAAACTTGCCACTTTTTTAGGTAAAACAGAGGGAGCTTTGAGAGCTACTAAAAAAAGAAGCGAAAAAGAACTCACTATCTTACATCTTGGTGCATTATGTGTAGCAAATGGAATTAGTGAAAAAGATTTAGAGGAATTTTTAAAAACAAGGAGGTAAACAGTCGCTCAAAAGAGCCAACTATTTACAGATACTAAAAAACTTTGCACGGAAATTTAGTATCTGTATTATATCGAATAATACGGAGAAATAAAATGAGTTACAAAAAAATGAAAGAAATAAGCACACTAGCAGAAAAGCAGGGTATAGAGTTGAAAACAATATCAGATTTTTTACAATTCGCTAAGGAGTTTGATAATGGAAAAGATTAAATTTGATGTAAGTAACCTATTCGCTAAAAAAGAGGTTCTAATCTCTAAAGATGAAATTGTCGAGATCGTTCACTTTGCTATTCAAAATGGAATAGTAAAAATAGAAACTCAATCTATGGATGTTGAGGAAGATGAAAACTATATGCGATTAGAAGATAGAGTTCTAAGACTTGGCTTCACTAATACAGTTGAAAATATACTCATAAAACCATTTGACTACAAAGATGGAGAGGAATGTTCATCATGTCATGGAGATAAAGAGTATGAAGTATCAGCAGGAACTCACTCAATTTTTCAAGAGTGCCATTGTACAAAGGAAAATATATAGATGAAAAAATCAAACATACTAACTAAACTACTCAATGGGGGGGGGGAACTTCTCAGATAAGACTATATTCATTATTAGTATAAGTGGAGGTAAAGACTCAAAGGCAACTCTTATTGTGTCTTTACCACTACTTCTTAAAATAGTTAAACCCTCTCAAATTAAAGTAGTGTTTTGCGATACAGGTTGGGAAAAAGATGAGACTATGCAGGAAATTGAAACTATAAAAATTAGATTAAAAAAGTTTGATATAGAGTTCCTATCTTTGAATAATTCTAAATATCCAAACGGTATGACCGACCTTTTGCTTCATAAGAAAATATTCCCATCAAGATTAACAAAGTTTTGTACAGAAGAGTTAAAAATGATACCTGCATTAAATTACTATAAAGAGTTATCTTCTAAAGGTCTTGATGTAATTGTATTAGTAGGAAAGAGAAGAGATGAGTCAACAGATCGTGCAAACACTCCAGAGGTTCAATTTGAAAAAAGAAAACATTGGAGCTTCACAATTTATCATCCGATTGCTGATTGGACTGAAACAGATGTTTATAGTTATTTAGATGAAACTTGGGGTATTCCAAGTTCTTATTTTAACGGAAACACAAGAGTTGGTTGTGATGAGTGTTTCCAAGCAACATTAAAAGCCGTTTCACTTATGAGTGAAGATAAAATAAAACAAATGGAAGAGGTAGAGGAAAAAGTAAATAATCATCACTCTGATTACGAGCATGACAAATATGCATTCTTTTATAGAAAAAGTAAATCATTTCCTCAAGGTTATGCTCCTATTAGAGAGATAGTGAATTATGCAAAAGATAAATACAATTTTAACTATTACACTTTTCACACTAGAGCATTAAAAAAGATGTCTGACAAAATAGGTCAAAAAACACTTAGATACAAATTTATACAATCTGGATACATTCCAAACAAAAGTAATTTTTCAAAATATATAAATGGAGTTTTATCAGTTCCTCAATCTATGCAGTTTGATGTAGAGGTATTAACTACCAAGATTTTAACTTCTAAAGAAAGAAGTGATTTATTGAAGTTTGAAAAGTTAGAAGCTATTTCTAAAGAAAATGATAATTTATCATGCGACTGTGAGAGTTACAATATGTTTTAATATTTAACAACTATTACTTCATAATCTCTACATAAAGTTCATGCTCTTTTGATATGAACTCCTTTTATATTTATCAATGTATAATCTAGTTATACATAATTTAATTATGCTTTTGATATTATTCCACTCTGGAGAGTGTAGGGTCTCATTTCTCACTCTCCTCTTATATTCGGTTTTACCCCCCCCCATATATCATTTTTTACCTCGCATTATTTCACTTAGTTTTTTAGCCCTCTTTGAAGTTTGAACAGCCCAGCGACTTTTTAACATCTCATCAGCTGCACTCTCAAAATCTCCACTTTTTAAAGCTCTCCACATTCTTTTAAAAAGAAGTACTCCACCAACACCCATCTGATAACTCATTTCATAAAGCACTTTTTGCTTATCATCAGGCAAGTTATAGACAAACGGCATAGCTATGATTAACTCATCTCTTTTTTGCTCAAGTCTATATTTTAAAAGAATTTCTGCTTCATTTTCATTTATAGGTAACTTAGTACCAAATCCAATAGTAAGAAACCCTAAACTATCATCATAAGGCATACCACTAAATCCCTCATGCTCTTTTAACTGTTCTTCTAAATCTATCATTATATTACCACCAACATTTTATTCCCACTACTCTTGCATCTGAGTAGAATTTACACTCACTTTTTTTTTGCTTTTTTGTCGCTCTATCTCATCAACCATTGCCGTACGACTTTTGTCATAAGTAACTATGACTTTATCCATCGCCTCAAGCTGAGGGTTATCTATATCAAGCTCTATATATGCAGTTCTCGCACCAACATAGATAACTTTCCCAGTACTATATGCTTTATCAGCACATCCACTAAAAGAGAAAACTATCATCATAAAAAGTAAAATTATTTTCATTTATTTTTATCCTCATATCTGTTTTTAACTTCCTCTATTTTATTATAGAGTTCATAACTAAAGGGCTGTTTTTGTCTATGCTCTTTCCAAGCTTTACCACCTCCGACTTTAAGTCCTTTGCGAACAAAGAAAACTCTCCACCACACGACATTGAGGGACTTCATAGCCTCTTTAAGCATATCATCGCTCTCCGCTCTTGTAAACATCCCAGTTTTATAGAGATAATCATGAAGCACGTAAGCAAAAAGAGCTTTTCCGTCTTTTGGAAATATCCCCTGCAAAAACTGCGGAATACTCCCTAAATCAGTTTCAAATCCAACAGGAACAACGATAAGCTGATTAACAATACTTTCAGAGTAGTAAGTTAAAATTGACTTAGTTGTTCGCAAAACTCCATCTCTTCCTACTCTTAAATCAATCTCTTCTTCTAAAAATCCAATTTCCATCTAAACCCTTTTTTTTTAATTTTCTATCTCAAAAGAAGTAAGCCAACCAGCAGTTCTACTATAAGTATGACTACAACTAACTACACTATAAACGCCATCATCTTCCCCATCATAAGTATTAAACAAGTCAACTTTAGTCCCAGCATAAACACTTTTTCCTTTTAAAGAAAGAGATCCACTAACTGTTCCCTTGTTTATGCTTTTTAACTTAGCTTTTGCTTTTACTAAAGCGTCCTCAGCATCTATAAAAGTGCTTTTCATTTTAAATACTGGCGAACCATCTCCAGCGATAACTTTTTTAGTTTTTGAACTATCTACATCATGCCACGATGCTTCACATGATTTGTAAAATGTTTTTGATGAATGCTTGAGAGAAGAAGAGCTGCATAAACTCACATCTATTTTCACGACAGGAAGAGATTTATCATCTTTATTCACAAAATACAGAAAATCATTTTTTATGGAAAAAGTACAGTTGTAAGTTTTAGAGAGTCTATCAAGAAAGTTAATATCGCTCTCGTTTGTTTGATTAAGAGATTTTATATCTATATCATCAGCTTCAAACTTCAACTTATGTCCTAGTCTATCAGCAACGATTTTCAATATCGAGGAGAGAGAACTATTCTGATAATGTTGTGACTGTTTATCTTTCTGTTTATCGCTAAACTCTATCCCAGTAGCACTAAAAGAGAGTGCCTTTGAGTTCGTTCTAGTAACAGTTTGAACATGAAAAAGACCACACTCGAGGGACTCTATTTTTTTATCATTTTTAAACGTTTCAAAAGTAAGCTCAATCTTAGAATTTGGGGCAGGTTTTGGAAAGTTTGGCATAACTTTAACAGAAACTTTGTCCGACTTTACTCCCGCACTATCACTAAAGCTAAGTGATAAAACATTTTCAATATATACATTTATCCCATCTATAGAGAGTTTTATAGTATCTCTTACCATAAAGCAACTCGCTCTTTATCTTCCACGATTTCACTACTCTCTACAACAAACTCAGGAAGATCAAGCTCTAAGCCACTCTCTAAATTCAAAGACTTAAAGAAGAGAACTTTATTAGCACTTATCACATCGTTTAAATGTTTCAACTCTCCATAGTGTTTCAATACTATCAAATCTATTCTATCCCCATCTACACACTTATACAAGCTCATCATAAACCTCTTTTAAGGATAAACTATAATCCTGAACTGTGTAGTCACCATTATCTAAAAAATGACTCTGATTGATATTTAAAGATGTTATAACGACACTAAAACTCTCTCTTAAAGTAGTAAGTTCAAGAGGCTCTCTAGCTTCTGCATAATCTTCTAAGCTCTTCAAAGCATTAAGAGGCTGAAGAACAAGAAATCCATTTAAAGAGATAGTTTTTGAAAATCCTCCACTATCGCTAAGTCTCTCTTGCCCTTTTATAGGCTTGAAACTTCCAAAAGTGACACTTAAAGATTTAGATATTTTTTTGTACTCATTTTTATTCATATAAAATTTAAAATCGCCTATCTTCCCCATATCCATTCCGTTTACAAGTGTAGAAAGTGTACTCATTAGTAACTCTTATATATTCCACGATGATTGACATTTGCATCACGGCTTAACTCAAGCAGATATGCCTTACGCTCTCTACTTATTTGATTGCTAGGATAGTAAACAGCCAAGCCTTGACGTATTAAAGAGAAGTTTAAAACATCTATCCACACAAGTTGGCGTTTGTATTTATCTAAGCCATAGTAGTGATATTTAATCATCTTTCCTAAGTATCTATCTTTAACATATCGTTGCGCTTCCCATCCTAAAGCTATAACTTTCTCAATGGTGTTTTTCTTATTCATAGGATGCACACTTTTAAGTGTTTCTAACTGTCCAAAAACTCTATGATTAAACTTATTTTCAAAAGTATCAAGAGCAATCAAACGAACTTTAAAAGGTTTTGAACTACCTTTCTGAAGCATAAGAGTATCCCCATCAATCACATACTTAACTTTTGCTTCTTGCCAATCATTCGCAAATAGTGAAGCCACTACTAACATCATTAAAATTACTTTTTTCATTATTTTCCTTTGTATTAAGATACGTCTTTATATTGTAAATCTTGCTCATCATGAGCCATTCTTCTGTTTACTCTTCCAAGCTTTTCATATAAGTCATCTTCATCAATCTTTCCATCATGAGCATGAATGGTTACATGATTTGTGACTGTCTGAGTTACTCCTTGAGTGTTGTTTGTGTGTGTATTGTTTTGCATAAATGACTTTGTTTCAGTTATCGCACTATTTGTAACAGCACTTACACTTTCTATCGGAATTATCGGAATTTTTTTCTCTTGTAAAGAAGAAGATTTAAAGTTTATATTATTTACTGGAGTTCCAACTTTTGGAATTTCACTTTTTATTTTTGTATCTTTTTTATCATCTCCAAACCCAAAAAAGTTCTTTGTGCTTGACCATGCCGATGATGCTCCATCAGAGATTGAACTTCCAGTTGACATGGCAAGATTTGCTACTTTCGTGTAACCCTCTATAACCATCGAAACCATGTCTAGTACAGAACTCATAACAGAAAGTAGAATTTTAATAGGAACAAGTGCAATGCTAAAAGCAGAGCCTATAACACCACCAACACTTTTAAAATTTATTCCTAACCCTCCTAACACACTCCCAAAAGCACTAAATACGGGGGAGAGTGCAGTAAAAAAACGAAATAAGCTATTTCCAACTTCTGACATTAAGAGCTTCACTTGTAGCATAGGAACAGAGAGCGATTCGCTTATTCCACTAAAAAGAGAATTTACTCCAGTTCGTACAGATTCAAAATTATTGTAAAGATAAATAGCACCTGCTGACATAGCAGCAAGCCCTAAAACTATAGCCGTTACGGGGGAGAAAAGAAGTGCTAATCCTGCACCGACTCCACTAGCTACAAGTCCAAATCCAGCAAGTGCTAAAGAGCCAACTACAAACGCTGCACCGAGTCCAAAGACCCATTTTGAGGCATTTGGAAATTTTTCTGTAAATGATTGAATATGAGTTGTAGCACTTGTGAATCCTTGAATCATGTATTTGATAGATGGAAGTAGTCCAGTTGTAGCACTAATGCTTAAACCCTCTACAGCAGAGCTTAACAGTTTCATTTGTCCGAGAGTTGTTGCTAGTTGAATATCTGCTATCTTTTTAGCAGCACCTTTGTAGTCGTTAACTACACTCAAGTATTTATCTAAAGCACCGCTCCCACTCTTTTCGATAAGAGCATTTATACCAGCCGCTGGTTCTGTACCAAAAACTTTTTTAATAAATCCTAATCTATCCCCACTACCCATATTTTCCGTAGCATTTGCTACATCTTTTAAAAGAAGAGGCATATTTTTAATGTTTCCTTGCGCATCTAAAGCAGATATTCCAAGTTCACTTAATGCTTTTCGTGCTTTGCCTGTGGGACTTGAAAGTCTAAGTACCATACTTTTTAGAGTTGTTCCAGCCATGCTTCCTGAAATACCTATATTTCCCAATAGCCCAGCCATTGAAGCCGTTTCTTGCAGACTCATCCCAGCAGTTTTAGCTATTGGAGCGATATATTTCATAGTATCTCCAAGTGAAGACATGTCAATATTTGAAGACGTGATTGTTTTTGCTAATATATCTGATACTGTATTCATCTGAGAAGCCTCAAGACCAAAACTTTTTAATATATTTCCCGAAATATCTGAAGCAGTTCCCAAGTCAGTAGCTCCAGCAGTAGCTAAGCTCAAAAGACCAGGCATCGCTTTTATAGTCTCATTTGAAGTAAATCCTTTCATAGAAAGTGACTGCATCCCATCTACTACCTGACCTGAAGACCACTCTGTAGATGATCCTAGCTTAAGTGCCGTATCATTTAAAGACTTAAACTCTTGTTTTGTAGCATTACTTAAAGCTTTCACACGAGCCATCTTACTTTCAAACTCTATACTTGATTTAAATGGAAGTGCCAAAACAGTTGCTACAGCGGCAGCTCCAACAAAAGAACCAGTAGAACTACTACTACTGTTATTAGAGTGTACTGTTGAACTTCCACTACTCCCATCTCTCGTTCTACTTCGTACAGCTCTTGAACCTCTTTCGAGATTTATAGCATTTTGTCTTGAAAAAAATGCAGTTTGCGAAGCATCTTGACACATAGCACTAAAATCTTTACGAGCTTCTCTTAAGCTTCCTCTTGAATCTTCAACATTTAATCTAATAGGATTAGAGCTTATATGAGCCATTTGAGAACGCATCTGTCCCAAGTGATTTTCAAGGCTTTTCATATTTTTCTTTAAAAGTGGGAAATTTGTTGCTTTTAATAAGTTAAATTTTACTAAAGTTCGAGCAGGGCTAACAAGCTTATTTACGGATGCCTGCAAGAAGTCTGCCCCGTTTATGGCACTATTCATAACTAAGTTAATAGAAAGACTTGTATCTTTAGCCGTTGCCATTTTTACACCTTTTTTATATTTATTTATCTGTTTTTAAAATCCAAAGTCCATGGAACAAATCACACGTTTTAAATTTTAAAAATAGATAGAGCAAGAGAAAATGACCTCTTGCTGTTTTGTGGGAAGACTACGCTTCTGTAGTATTGATCGCAGCTTTAAGTTTATCACTCTCTACAAATTTAACATGAAGACCAGCATCAGAAGTTCCAGATGTACCATCAGGAAGAACATAGCTTCTCTCTTCATGAGAACGAACTTCAAGAGTTCCAAGACCACTTACTTTGATACCTTTACCACCAGCTAATGCATTGAAAAGTAAATCATTTTGTTTATCCATGATTTTATCTACTAAAGTTTTAGTAACTTTAACACCATCAGCTTCAAGACCTGCATGAACTGCTTCTCTTTGTTCTTTTTCATTTAATGTATGTAATTTATCCATTGTTTGACTCCTCAGTCATAAAATATTTTTTACGGCTTTGCCAACCCACTCACTTTTCAGAGAAGGAAGTTATTTGCGATTTAATTGCATCATCTCTATCTTTTGTTTGTGTTTTTTAAGTGCAACATCAAAATAATCGAACCACTCACGAACTGAGAGTAGTTTCTGCTCATTTACCGATAGAAAGAAAAACTCTGAAACTAGACTATAAGCTTCTAGTCGATTAGTACGATTTCCGCCGAGTCGTACAAAAAACCTTGTTGCACAGCATTTACAAGCTGAGCATCTGCACGAGATAGTGAAGCAGCTTCTTTTTCAGTTATTCCACAAGATATTGAAATTTCATCATAAACTGTCGCTTGACCTTTTTTCAAAAGTTGCTCATCATCAATGCCGTTGAGTTCATTAACTGTTAAAACAGTGATCTCTCTCTCTTCTTTACGAATAGTTGCTTTTTTCTTATCGCCAAATGGATACAAACGGCTAAGTGCTACTTGTTTGCTTTCATAAATATTTTTACTCATTAAAATCTACCTTTTTTATATGTTGTTTGAAAAATCAGGAGCCATCGGAATGCCTCCCAAAAATAAGCTATATGGGCTACGTGTATAAACAATAGATGGAAGTGCATTCACTAACTCAGTATACATATCTACACGAAGCTCAAAAGTTCTTTTAGCAGCATCGCCCTCTTTCATCTCAGCAGATATTTTAGTAACTTCACCCTGCACAGTAACAAGAAGAGGAGTATCTTCCCCATCTTGACGAAGATTACCTTTCAAGATAAAAGGTGCGCCACTTGCGATATGTGTTATATACATAGGATGTAAGTCTAAAACTTCAAGAGTCATAGTTGGCTGTTTAACTAAGCCTGTACTTTGTTCATTTACAGTCTCAAACTCAAACTCAGGGGGCTTAGTCCCATCGCCTGTATATCCAAATGTGTTTTTCCCAGCTATCATAATTGAAAGCCCTGTAAGCAACTGGGAATCATTTCCTAAACCATTTTTTGTCATCTTTTACACCTCCACAGTATAGTAATCATTCGTAGCATAAGGCTGAATAACAATCGCTCTTACACCAACATTATTTCCTGCATCGTAATCCATATAAACAACACCGGCCGCGATTTCTTCAGCAGAGTTTTTATCACTCCACCAAACTTTCGCACCAAGTGCCGAACCACTTTTTACTGCTTTTAAAAGAAAAGCATCAGCATCAGCTTTCGCTAAAATAAGAACTTCTGCAAAAGGGCGGTGTTTATGTTTTTTAAGAGATTTTTGTAAATTTTCATTTATCAAATCAAAAAATCGAACTGTCTCAAGCTTGTTGAAACGAACATCATCACTCGGGGACTCAAAGTTATAAAGTCTATTCCCATCATCATTTAATAGCAATGCGCCACCAGCATTTACAATAGTGTTCACTTCGCAAGTATCTTCACCCTCCTCATATGTAAGAGGAACAGCTGAACCCTCTACATCGTAGATAAGTCTATTCGCATGGTCGAAACATTGACCGAACTCGCCAAGGAGTGCATCCCATCTAGCGATATGACCAGCTACGATTGCAGAGTTTGGTTTTAGAATAGTTTTCTTTTCATACAGAGAGTAAACTTTTCTATAAAAAGGAAATGCTAAGTATCTTGTAGAACCAAGAAGAGGGAGTGTTGTAAGAGACGTATTTACACTTGTTTCATTTAAGTCAATTATTGCTATTGTCTTAGTTCCAACTACTAAAGAGTCAAGAGCATTACGAACAGTAATATTATGAGAGAAGTATGAAGCTATAGATATTCTAACTTTTTCAGTAAAAACAGTACGAGCTTTTTTCAAGTTTTCAATAGCAACTAAAATAGCACTTTTAAAATCTTTATCATCATAAAACGATTGAGGAGCTTTTTTATCATAATCTGATTTATACTCTACTAGAGAGATAACAACTGGGGACTTCACATTTTGAGCATTTATGTCATATAAATCTTCTCTTATTGTCCCCGCTTGATTTTCAAACACTTCAAGTGCAGCCTCTGCACTTGAAAAACGAAGAAGTTTAGCTTGAGAGTCATCGTTGTAAAGTGCTAAAACTTCATCACTAAGTCCATTTAAAGAAGCAGAGCCAACAACACCGATGATCGTTTTAGATGTGATAATCGTTGCAGTAGCACTAGCATTTTTAGTTGGTAAAATTTTAATTCCGTTTGGCATATTTAGCCTCCTTATTCAAACAATGCTTTAACATCATCATCAGTTGCATCTGCACCTAAATCTTTTGCTTTTTCAAGAACATCTGATACTTTGTCAAACTCTTTCGCTTCAATAAGTTTTCCAACTTGAATACGAAATGCTTCAATTTTTGCATTAAAACTAGAAAGTGCGAGTTTATACGCTTCGCCTTTTGCAATAACAACATCAGCAAAATCTGAAATACTCATACCTTGTAACTCAGCCTCAAGAGATAAAATAGACTCACTACTACCATCTTTTTTATAAGATAATGAAGCTTGATATTTTTCTTCATATCGTGCTAACTGCTCAACTGATACATAAGAATCGTTTATATAGCTTTTTGCTTCAACTGATTTTTTATCACAAAGTGAAACAAGATTTCTAACAGCCTCAGATTTCTTCTCATCATCGCTTAGCTCTTTTTCAACTATCTCGCCATCTACAAATAGCTTTCCAAGTACAGAATAGTCTATAGCTTCAAGAGGAGAGAGAACACAGTTCTCTTCATCTGTTTTACTATCAAGTATAGAAACTATCTCTTTTTCATCTGTTAGAATAAAATAGATTGCATCTGTATCTTCTACATCAAACTCAATATCTTCTACCTCTGTAACTTCAACAGCTTTTCCATCAAGCTCTGTATCTTCAACCATTGTATCTTCTAAAATTTCATCATTTAAAGTTTCCATATTTTTCCCTTATTTTTTATTTTTGCCAAACTGTTAAAAAGTTAAACCAAGCATCGCCTCTTTGTTCAGAGTTTCTACACTCAACTTTAATCCGACCACCATCGTTATTTGAACGAACACGACAGATTAATGTGTCATCACCATTTACAGTTCCTGAAAAATAGATAATGTGATGTGATACAACAACAGCTTTTAAATTCCCAATTACATAGCCACTTGGAGGAGTTATATATCCATAACCACCTACAGCTTTTACAGTACCACTATAAAATTTTGTGTTAGAAGTATGGTTTACTTTTGCACCTTTAACATAAGCTTCATTGTAAAAGAAAGTTTTGTTTGAAGCATCAGTTCTTAAAGACCAATGTCTGTCTTTATTTAAAATACCAATATTGTTCGATTTATCCCAATAAAAATAACCTCTAGCAACATCATTTTCGATAGTACCTTTTATTGCACCACTGGATGAACCAGATCTTAATGTCATATCACTTCTATTTTGAGGGTAAATATGCCAGCTGTAACCAGGATTTTTTGGATTGTGCCAATACAAACCACTTGCACCTGTACCATTATTTCTTATCCAATGTTCATAGTAATTTTCTTTCCAAACATACAAACCATCTGTATTTATTCTTGCAACTCTTTGATTATTTGCAAACATCTCAAGCTGACCATCTCCATTTTGTCTGAAACCTGTATCGTTATCTCCAAGAGCTAAACCTTTTCCATTGTTAAGATTTCCACTTGGCGAAACACCAATACCCATAGAGTGATTAAACTCTTTTTTTGCATCAAAATCAGCTTTCACCTTTGCAATATTGGGCACATTTACCTCTGTAACATTTCCGTGATCATCAAGCATTTTTACTTTTACTGTCTCAGGTTTTGAGCTATAAAACAGTTTTGAATTGTTTTTTGACCAACTACTAGCTACACTTGTGTAGCTATTTATTTTCGTTTGTAATGAATTTAAGTCCATAATCTCTCCTTTATTTGTTAAGTAACCCTATCGTTTTGGAATTGTCTAGTATCTCAATTCCTAACGATAAAGTGTTTTCAAACATACCTGCATGAAGATTTTCAATCTCTCCAAGCAGTACGTTTATGTTCTGTTTATCTGCCATGGCTCTCTCTTTTAAAAAAAGAATATCTCTACTCATCTCTTGAATTCTTCTTCTATTTAAACCCTCCTCCTCTGCAAATTCCATAGTCTCACATCCAAAAGTAAGAGCCGTATCTAACGATGCTAGACTCTGCTCTTGTTCTGAAAAAGGGATATATTTAAAATCAAGTAAATTTTCAGCATTTTGGAAAACAAATTGAATTTTTAAAGTTTGTCGTGCTTGAGGTGGGAAAGGGTATGGAGGTTTTGCAACCATAAAAAGAGTCCCATCATCTAAGTAAAGACCACAAACAACGGCATAACTTGTCGCATCAGTAGGCTTCACATCACACACAAACTCTACAGTGTTGTCATCAAGAACTTGATATAAGTCTATATCTTGTTCTATCCATCCATCTATATCTTTACTCTCAAGCTTTATATCTAACTCAATATCGCTAGAACAGAACTTGAAATACTTAGGCATCACATCTCTGTTGTTTAAGCTAGCATCTCTTAATGCTTTTAGCCCTAAAGCAGTTATTAAACTCTTTCCTGTCATCTTAAACCCTCCATTTTTATGTAGTAAAACGACTCACTCGCAAGACCTATATTTGTTATTTGAGTCATCTCTATATTTTCTTCATAAGCATTATGCATCTCTAAATTTTGAGAGTTTTCACAAACAAAACCGATATTTATAGAAGAGTTGTTTTCACTTAAATAGTTAAGCTTTATCTCTTTTAGGTGGCTACGTACATTTTTAGTTCTTTTAATAAGTTTTTCTGTTTTTTCTAAAGTTGTCTTATTAAACTTTCTACACCCATCTTCTATTTTCAAATCAATACTAAAATCTCCACACAACAGAGACTTATCTTCAAACCATTCCACAACTTTTGGACTATCAAAATAAACTTTTAAAGCATCTTCCACAGCTCCAACAGTTCCTATGTACTTTCTATTAAAAGTTTTTAAATATGCACGAGCTTCATTTTCTTGCATTTCATCAATATTCGCTCCTTTTATAAGAGCTATATGGGGGAGAAGTGATGAGTCACAAATGATGGAATCTTTTGTTATATCTTCATAACTTACTTGTGACTGAATGTCTAATAATTCTGCGAAAGATTGATTTTTTAAAGAGTTGTTTTTACTTAAGAGACTCATAGAACAGCCTCTTTAAAATTTATGTTTAAAGCAGAGATTTCAAATATCTGCTTTTCGCTGATAATTACATCAGAAAAATCTGTAGTTACTCTATAAACTCCATTTATATGGCACTTACGAATCAAGTCACTTCTTACAAAATCTTGTCCTATAAAAAAAGAGTTGCTAAAACTAGCTCTTATATTAGTATCTATGTCTCCTTGAGACAACATATCAAAAAGTTCTACTTCTACAGTTATCTCATCTATGATTGTTTCTGCGGGGGAGACTATTACTTTATCGTTTAAAGGTCGAACATATCTTGCACTACAAGCTTCATAAACTCTATCTATCATTAGAGCATCTACTCCACTAAAAGAAGAAATATAGATGTTTACTTCTAATGCTTTTTCAGACAATACAGTTATATCATCTATGCGACTATCTGCACTCAGTGCATGATATTTATATGCTTCTACACTTCCAGCCGTTGAATATCTATCGTTTGATGCAATAATTCTTACTCTATATCTATCATCACTTTCGTTTGTTGCACCATTTTTAAAAATATCTAGCTGTTTAATTTTTACTGCGAATTGTAGTGAAGTAACAAGAGTTTCTGTTTTTACTTCACTCTCTTCTACATACTCTTGAAGTGCTACTTTTACAACAGAACTCATAGCCCCCTTTAATAGTGAAACTGTCTCTAAAACGATAGCCTTATATTGTTTAGTTTCATCGCTAAGAATAAGTCCTTTCGGGATATAAACAATTTCATCTTTTGCTACTAAAAGCTTAAACTCAAACTCTGCATAAGGATACTCTCCATTATCACGAAAAACATTCTCTCCAGCGCCTAGATCATCTAAATCATACCCAGTTGCAGTAGTTACGAGTATCTGCTTAACTGTCTCTTTTTTATCAGCTTGAGTATGAATCTGTCTAAGAGTAAGTACTCTTAAGTTTTTCATATATGGATCACTCTCTAAAGGCTGCCATTTATCATTTTTGAATATATAGTTGTTTATATAGTTGTCATACTCATCTGTTCCAATTATGTAAGGAATACTCTTTATATATTCAAGTTCCCCATCAAAACATATCTGAGAAAGTTTTATATTTACATCTAAAAGATAATCAAAGTCAAGCATTGTAAATGCAGTCGGCTCTTTTAGAGAAGAGAGCTTGCTCTCTATGTCATCATACATTTATGACTCCTTCAATAATTTTATGTTCTATATAGACTTTGTAAGAGATTACCCCATTTCCAACTCGTGAAGAATCTATATCTGCCCCTCTAAACTTTAAACGCTGATCATATCTGCAAGCATCTTTTAAACATCTTCTAAAGTCAATCACCCATTCACTATCAAACGAACGATGCTTAAGCTTAAAAAGATTAGTCCCATAATCAGGATTACAGATAACTGAGCCTTTTTGAGTTGCTAAAGTATCTCTAAAGCTCTCTTCCTCGCTTACTGCATAGTAGATATTCATTACGATACTTTATAAGTTCCAGCAGATGAACCACCTGATACTACTACTTCTGCATTTGCTATAATCTCTAATACTACTGCTTTTGCTATTGCATTTGCTAGACACTTGTTGCTATCAGTCAACTTAATTCCGCAAGCTATTAAATTTACTTCTATTTTAGAGCTTAATGAGCTATCTGTTATCATTTTACTGACCTTGTATTTCTGCTTTCATCCATATGAGGAGAACCTGTGAATGGGCAGATACTTTCAGCAGTTATAACACCCATTCCACCTTTCCCCAAGTCTATACTTGCACTATCAACTGTTACAGAATTTGCTTTGAGAGTTGCACTTTCGCACTCTATCTTTACACTTTTTGCTATGTTTATAGTTACTGAGCAGGGAGTAGTTAGTGAGATTTCTTTAGTGTTTGTATTGTGGGCATATGTAGTTTTATCGTTAAACTTTGCTATAAAAGTATCTTCGTTTGCTTCATCAGGGAGAGGAATATCTTCTTTTGTGAGTCCACGAATCACAAATCCATCTTCGTTATTTCCGTAAGGATTTAAGACTATCACTTGATCCCCTATTCTTACTGGAGTGTGAACTACTAGAAAAGAAGATGATTGTGTTTTAACTGGAAGCCAATTTGTCACTCTTTCGTCTGTATCAACTTTTACTTCAAGTTTTTTGCCAAGACCTAGCGTTTTGTATCTAAACTCTGTTATCGTTCCATACTGAATCATAGTTTGCCGCTTCTATCTTTCATTACAAGCTCTTTGAGATGATTTAGTTTTAAGTCTATATCATCTTTATCGTAAAACTTATCGTACAATCTTGATGATGTAGTATAAGTTCTTTCAAGCGCCTCAATAATCTTTATAACTTCATCTTCCATCGCTTTAAGACGTTTATCTTTATTCTCTTTTGATTTTTGCAACTCAATAATAATTTGATGGTCATGATACACTTTTGCGAAGTATAAGATCATCGTTGTTGCAGCCGTATAAATGAGCGAAGATGAGATTTCCAAAGCAGACCTTTTTTTTAATTACATTATTGTATTAGCATAGTCATTGATAAATCAATGTATCTTTTGATATTTTGTAGTATAATTGCACAAAATAAAAAAAGGTTTATGATGACAAAAGAGACTAAGAAAAAAGTTTGGATGGGTGTTATAGGATTTTCTCTATTTATTGGGATTATGGGGGAAAATATAGATGCAGAACCAACAAAACACGGCATTGAAAAAGTAAAAGAATCAGTCAAAGAGGTTAAAAAAGCTCCCGTAAAAAAAGAAGAAATTAGAGGAGACAAAAACACTCTAGTAGGTGGCTATGGTGTTTGTATAAGTGCTGAACTCTTTGATGAACTTGTCTCTTTATCTGTTCAAAAAGATTATAAAGGGATGGACTACTTACTTAAAAACGGATGTTTTGTGCTGCCAAAAGGAGTTAAATTTTCACTTATCGATAGGAGCTTCACTGGAACAGCTAATATACGAGTTTATTTAAAAGATAAATCTATGATAGTATGGACTAATAACGAAAATTTAAACTTATAAAATCTTAACTTTTTAAGACTCTTCCAACAACAATTCCGAGAATATCAAGCATATCTTGACTCTCAGTTTTGTTTATTTCCTCACTTGCATAAGAGCTATTACATGAAGATATGACTATATTCCCATTACTCTTAAATGTTAAATTTTTAACCATCGTTCCATTTATAGTCCTTATGATGTACTTCCCATCATTTAGGTTGTAGATCCCATCCTCTATAGCAGAGAACAGAACTACATCATCAGGATTCACATAGGGACTCATACTATCGCCTATAACAGTTAATGCACTAATGTCTGAGTTTGAATAAGACCTCTTTATAGATGCTCTATCTATATAAATATACTTTGCTATTTCTATGTTATCTATATAGCTACAACTGCCTGCGCCTATGTATCCATCTATGAGTGGAACTCTTTTTGTATGTTCTGAAATTTCTTTAAACTGTGGAGCTTTTTTTGTGATAACTTTATTTATAGCATTATCACTATCATCGAATAAAAATTGCTCGGGGATATTTAAAATTTCAGCTATTGCAGAAATTATTTCAACTTTTGGACTTACATTTCTTTCCCACGAATAAATGCTACTTTTTTTGTAATTTGTACCCAAAATATTATTTATAGAATTAGCAATTTGCTCTTGAGTATAGTTTTTCAACTCTCTATATTTCTTTAAATTATAATTAAACATTTTAAAACTCCTTATATGTATAATTATATTATACATAAGTACAAATATACTTAACTTTTACAAAATACTAGCTATTAATTGATATTAAAGTATAAATTTATTATACTTTGCTAATGGATAATCAATTTAATAAAATTTTTAACATTTCAGCTATAGAATTAAGAGACACAACGAGTGTTAGTCGAGATACTGCTCAAAAATGGAAAAGTGGGTTTTGCACTCCAAAATTAAAAAATGCCGTATTAATTGAAGATGAACATAATATCCCAGCGAGAATGTGGGTTGACTATGAAAAATTCATAAAAGAAAATAAATCATGAAAAACTACACAACAGCAAACATAGCGGAACTTCTTCCATCAAATCAGCAGAACGTGAACACATACATCAGGAAAGGCTATCTCAAAGCTATATCTGTAAATGGAAGATATGAGATAACACATGAAGACTATCTCTCTTTTAGAGAAGAATACTTTGATTGTAACAAGCGCAACTCATCGAAAGGTGTCTCTAAGAAACTAACTCACGAACAAATATCTCTCTTTGACATTATGATAAATGACTTAAAGAGCAGAGAAGTATCTTTCCAGCAATTTACAGATAGATATGAAAGTAAAAAAGATTCACTTCCCCTTGTTCATGATTTCATCGTGTATAAGAGAGATTCTTCGATAAGAGCAGATAAATTAACAAAAAAATATACTAACAACATTTTAGCCATAAACTATGGAATGAGTGTTGGAAGTATCCAAAAAATAGTATCAGAAGGTAATAGATAATGAAAAAACAACTAGCACTTATAGTAAATAAATCTTGCAATATCTGCAGACATTGCGATGTGGATGATAATTTCATATCGTTAGTCTGTACAAAATATAAAAGCAGAGTCGAAGATAAGTTTCTATGTTCTGAGTTTGAAGTTTCAAAAGATGCACTTAGTGACTTCATTTCTATAGAAGAGATAATCGAATATGAGAAGAGAACATAGATGATACTTCCAAACTTACAACAGGCTATCATCATAGCTCACACGATGAGAAGATTTTTAACTCATTATGAGAGTCACGAACGCACTAAACATATGCAAGTGTTAAGTACTCGCTTATCTAAGTTCTTGAAACAGAGAGAAAGAAAAAATAAAAAAGATTTTATATTCGCAACAGAATTTGAAAGGGTTATGTGGACGAATGTTACAGAAAAGTATGATAAAAAAACTAAAATATTTGCAATAAATTTCATAGTGCATCTGCACGGATACTTTGAAAGCATCATGACAAAGTTTACAAATGTAAGTCCTAAACTTATGCTTCAAGTAGCATCGTGCGATCCATTAAAAGAGACAGATAGTAAGCTATGCGTAGAGATAGAATCTAACGATAGTAACCTACTCAGCACATACCTAGAGATTTTTTATCCTCATAGTGGAGTTCAAAAAAGAAAAAGTCTGTTTGCAGGAAAACTGCTTACTATCAAGAACAATCTCATTCTTGATGGAAAAAAAATAAATGGTGGATTTTAAAGTTTGCAAAAACATCAAGCAAAAAACATAATTTTTAAAATATCAAACATGGATAAAACTGAATTGATTAGTTACTCTCAAAAAGTCTATCTTTCAAAAGAAGATATAGATAGAAAATCATTTACTTTTATTGAGAGAGCGCTTGATATGCAGATGGCTAGGCTTTGCGAGTTTTCAAATGTAAGCCCTATCGCTGTTTGTAGCGAAATAGAAGAAGATTAGAAGATATGAAATTTAAAAAAAAAGGATAAATTTAATTAGTTTTTTTTTATAATAACAGCAACATATTATTATTATACATTAGATTCATAGAAGTTTAAAGAGTTTTTGTATATAATTTTCTAAAATTTACTGAAAGAGATAAAAAATGAACGAAGAGATTTTTACAATTCCATCAAACGAAAGTTTATTTAGTACTGAAGATAGAAATAAAAAGAAAAATGCTAATTTTTCTATATCTACAGATGTTTTGGATGATTTTGATACTTATATCAAAAGTATAGTAGGAATGAAGAAGTCTCCAATAGTTGAAAAACTAATCGTTAATTTTTTAATTCAATCGGGAGTTAGAGAAAAATAGGCATAAAAAAAGGGTAACTACTTTTACAAATAGTTACCCTTTAGTTAGATGCAATAATACATCGGTTGGTTGCCGTTATTGTATCTAATTATTTATAAAATGTAAATTAATTAAATAGGATAATAGTATGAAAACCACAAATGAACCTACACTTGAACAGATAAAAAAATCACTTGACATTATTACAATAGCCGAAATGTACGGAGAGTTAGTAAGAAGTGGCAATAAAAATAACTTTGTATATAAGAAAAATAAGAGCATATCTTTTAATGAAAACAAGCAGATATTCAAAGAATGGAACGGCTCAATGGAAAAAGCTGGGTCGGTACTCGACTTAGTTATGCTTATGGAAAACAAAAATCTAAAAGATGGGATAGCTCGACTTAAAGAGTTAAGTGCGCTAGATACTTACACAGTTGATCCATCACTTCAAATGCAACGTAGTAAAAAAATCAAAGAAAAAAAGAAAGTCAATTTTAATGAACTTCAAATATGGGGGAAACAGGAACTTGACTTAGTGGGACAACATCGCCCTGTTGAGTATATAAATAAATATACTAGAACTATTCACTTTGACGTTACTTCAGACTTTCAAAAGCTCTTTGAAACAAAAAAACTCCCTCCTGAATCAAGTAAAAAACTTGACTACATATTTTCAAATCTCTTGGGATGGAACAAGCTTTTTAAATGCCCTAGTATCATACTTAGAGATGATAACGGTAGAATCGTTGACTTGATAGCTTATAGACCGAACAAGCCTGAGAGCTACTCTAGCTGGAGAGGTGGAAAATACTTCTATAAAAACTCTCATGATAGAGGAAACGATTTTTTGTATCCTTTTAAAAAAGAGATAGAACTCATCATCAATCGTGAAGAGTACTTAATCGTAGGGGAGGGTATAAAGAACGGTTTAAATGCTTTGCTCTACTCTGTTCCTTTTATATCTCTTGAGAGTACTTCTAATACAATAGATAGTAGATTGCTTGATTATATAAAAAAGTATGCTCAAAAGAAATTTAAAATTATTTGCATGTTTGATGGAGATTTAGCAGGAGCTAGAGCATTTCTGAACTTTTTAAAAAGCTTTAATACTAATCTAGTTGTAATAATTGACAACTTTTTAAAGGATAAAGAGAACATTCTATTAAAAGATAAGTCTAATGCTGAAGAGGTTTTATCTAACTTTATCAACTTTATAAATTCAAGTAACTTTCCTTTAGATAACTTCTTGGCATTTGATAGCAACATCGACTTTGTAGAGTATTTGCAAGGAGATGACTTTGAGTAATATTTTGAAGAAGATAGAGGCTGTTAAAGCTAGTGCTAAAAATAGTTTAACAGTTAACGATGATAAGTTTAATTTAGTTGCTGGATACATTAAAGAAGTTGAAAACATTCAAGAAAGCAATAAATACCATAATGAAGAAAAGTCTCTACAATTTTTAGATGAGTTAAAGAATAAGATAGTTAGCATAAACGAGTTTTACAAGAACAATAAAGAGACTATGACAATAAAAGATAAGCTCAATCAGATAGAAGATGCTTACTTGAAATATGCAAAGAAAAACGCATCTTTTGAAAGACTAGGGAAAGCTACTGTTTTTTTTGATGCAGTTACTGCGAAGTATATAAGAATATCACGAGATATTGGTTTAAATAGCATAGGGGAGGAGGTGACACGTATAAATGTTGATAGATTGAAAACTGAGACTATAAACAAATATATTGATAGAGAGTCTAAAGAACTAACACACTTGCATATTGACACTAAGAAACGTGGAGCAATTCCTAGAGAACTTAAAGTTTTTAGAAAAGTGTTTGAGCCTTTAAGACCGACTTTTTATGGAGAGAGCTTCAATACTTATGCGCCTAATGGATTTCTAGACATAAAAGTAGAAAATGAAATAGAAGTTGATAAATTCACAGAGATAACACTTCCAAAAAGATACCCAGTTATAAATGCTTTATTGAATAATATTGCTCCGAAACTTGATGAAAGAGTTTTCCTATTAAACTGGTTAAGTACTATTTTGAATACTGCTAAGAAAACGAAAACTGCGATCATTCTTAAAGGGATTCAGCGAACAGGGAAAGGAGTTTTTACTTCTAATATAATCGAATATGCTATGCACGAATCGAACTGTTTCATCGCTACGAATGGGAATCTTGATGAAAAATATAACAATTATCTTGAAGATAAACTATTTATTACGTTTGACGAGGTTAAAGGAGATTTTAAAAATAATAACAGCTTAGCAGATACTATAAAACTTATAATTTCAGAAGAACGAATATCAATCCGCAGCATGAACACAGATCCCTATATGATTAACTTTCAAGCTAATTGTATATTTTTAAGTAATAATGATTTACCAATTCCTATGGATCAGTCTGATAAACGTTTATCAGTTATAGAAACTAAAGATAGAATGCTAATAGAAGTTGCAAACGAGATGGGAATAGATACTACTCATGATTTTTTATCTATACTAAAAGAGGAAAGAGACGCATTTCTCGTGCATCTTAAGATGTGTAAATATTCTGAAAAAATGGCTATGTCAGTAATTGAAAACAATATAAAGAAAACTATACAGAATGCAACAGCTACTACTCAAGCAGTATTAAAAACAGCATTTAGGGCTAAAGACATTGAAACTATAGATGAGATACTTGAAGAGGCTATACAGGACACTAAGAGTTCTATTCTTGTTAAAGCTGAAGTTGAAAAAACAGTCAATGGAGAAAATGGAATTATAAAAGTAAAAGAGGCAATTCCTTTTAATCATACTAATGTAGAGATGAAATCTCTCTTTATGAAAGAGTTTAAAGCTGGACTTATTTCAAATACGAGTTTGAAATGGTTCAGCAATGTCACTAACATAGAACACATATTAAAAAGTGATACAAAATTCGGTAATTTTTGGAACATAGTATTAAGTCAGTCAATGCTTATAAAACTAAAGTGGAAAGATAGCATTAATACAAAACAAGGGATTCAAGAGCTTGACTTTTCGCATAGTGAAAAATTTAGACCTATTAATCAATATGATGAATTTACGAAATTTCACTTTAATAAAAAAGAATTTCTATTTACTGGAAAGAAAACAGCGATAGAATTTTTAGAAGAAATATTTTAAACACCTCAAAAAAACACTAACTTAAAATACAGAAACGGGTTAGAAACACCACAGAAACACTACTAAAAACACCATAAAGCCCTATTTACAGGGCTAAAACACCAGTGTACTATTTTTCAATTACTTTTATAATATTTTTTTGTTTTCATTTCATTTTTTAGATATGATAATTCTATAAGTGCTTTAAAGCCCTATTTACTTGGCTTTACGGTGCTTTTATGTAGTGTTTCTTACCCGTTTCTTACCCGTTTCTTACCCGTTTTTACTATATATTTTAGTGTTTTTTTCTTAGTTTGGTGTTTTTTTTAAGAAAGAGCTAGTAAAAAGAAGTTCTCTCGAAGAAGTTGTTACTTTGCTTTAATGTAAGTTGACTTTATAATCATCAAAATGTAATAATAAAACCAATTTAAAAAAAAGTGAGAAAATATGGCATATAAAATAAGGACGATAGGGTTCGACATCACAACAGAAACAGACACAGAGGCATTATCTATCATGTTAAGGATGTTTGGTATGGACTTAGCCTCTTTTAGCTCATATATGGGAGTAACTGAGCAGGAAGTTATTATCACGGATGATGATGGAAATGAAACGGTAGCAATATGGGCTATAAACTACTTAAAAGACATCTTGGAAGTAGAACTCACACATTTAGGTTATGTAACCAAAGATTTAAAAGCTCAGGGCATATTTGGAGGCTACAACGATACAGAGTTCAATATCAAACAAGCAAGAGATGCAGGAGCTATTACAGAGAGCCAACCACTTGTTATAAATACAAGTTCAATTATTACAGAGACTGGAACTATTAATATAAAATATCTTGTTAATGCTCAAAATATATTACAGGACTTTTTAGATTTATAAATGGATAAATATCATTTCATGCGAAGTAAAAAATTATGCCGATTAATGTCAATAGTAAAAAAAAATAACTCTCGCACATAAAATACTATATTATTATACACACTATTATAAAATTATACTTTTGTTTAAAACACTGTATAAAAGCTTATAACACATTACTATAATACTATATTAATATATATAGAATTATAAAAAGTTATTCACACTTAGACAGTTAGTACATGAATAACATATAACTGTTATTTTATAGTTATTCACATAAAAATAACTGTAAAATGTGAATAACTAACTGTTAGTACCTACCATACATTAACTTAAATAACGCTTAATAACTGTTAGTCGTTAGTCTTAATTTTCGTTTAAGCTTAACTAACAGTTATTTAATTATATAATTAAATAACTGTTAGTTAAGCTTAAACGAAAATTAAGACTAACGA